GCCAAGAAGACGTACAAGGGTGGTGCTGAGGGTGCCGTTGAGCCCAAGGCCGACCTGCCTTCGTCCACTCACGACGCCGCCCCGGTTGGCGGACGTCGCCGCACACGCCGTGGACGCAAGAGCCGTAGCGGTGGCAACATGTACTAAAATGGAAATCTCTGAGTGAAAGCAAACCACTCTAAGATGGATCCGCCTAAGACACGTCGTGAGTCAAAGAAGACTGATAAAGAGAAGAAGGCAGATGTCTACTCTGCAAAACACGCACGATTGCAAGAACAAGCTCTAGCGAACTCCAAGAATAAACCCAAATCAAACAAGTAACCTAGAATGAGAAACCCGAAAGGTCTTTCGGTGATCACGGTCCTTTGTGCGACCACTCGCCGTTTTCCTACACGTTTTTCCATGATACGTCTTTTTCGAGCAACCGCTCCTGAAATACGCAAGATGATGAGAAAACCCCTTGAAAGACGGCATAGGTGATCCAACTTTTTTTGACAACGCACTCAACAATCCGTGCATCCACTTCATATAGGCCTTTCGAGATGCCAGCTCGGGTTCGTGAGCTGTAATATACTCTGCATAGACCTTGCGAAGTTCGGGAAATGGGTATGTATGATGAAGTGCGTGTAAAAAGGTCCTCTGGGTTGCCATCTGTTCGGGTTCAGGAGACTCAGGATAGTTTGCCGAGATTGCACCCAAGAAGTCCCCGCCAGGAACCGCCGTGGGCTTCAGGGATTTGTAGTGCTTTTTGACAGCCTCAAACTCTGGATCTGGACCGGGATCTACGACAGATGGATCATCTTTACATTGAGTCCGTAACTTGTTGTTTACCATGTTGTGAATGTCATACAACCATCGACCAGGGTCGCCACGGAGGGGGTGTTTGTGGACGAACTCGGTCGTCGAAGCCCTGCAAAACTTACAAGGCAGTACATCTTTCATCTGATTGAGAACATCGTCGGGATGTTTTGAAGTAAACGCAATCAAGTGAAATAATTGCCACGCACTGGGTCCCCAGAACCTAGTATCCATTGTCTTTACGAAATAAAGTATACCCATCATAATAAAAATGCTTGATACACGGGACATTATCATCCTCACTGCGTCGTTCTACCTCGGAGGTGTCGTTGGAGAGTTCTTCAAGTCCCTTTCTGAGGACATCATCACCCCGCTCCTCGCCCCGGCCGCCGCGGCTGGCAAGGGTGTTGGTGCCTTCACTGTCTCGATGGGTGGCGTCACCCTCAAGCTGGGTGAGGTGCTCGTTGCCTTCGTAAACCTCGTTGTGTCGTTCGTGCTGGTCGTCTTCACGATCGGCCTCCTCCGGACCTACGTGTTGTCCCGGATCGGCGCGAAGCGCGCTGAGTAAGCTTGCGTCGTCGCCTACGACCGCCCGGAACACTCACTCGTAATACAGCCTTCTCAATAGGACGCGAATCGGGACTAGTACAAAGTCTCGATTGATCAATCTTCTTGATCTCGTCCACCACATCTAACAACGCACGGTCTTTTGACATATCCTTATAAGGCCCAAATGGGTCCCTCTTTGTCACACGACTCCATAACGCGAACTTCCTGATTTGGATCCCGTTACGGTAGTTGGCTTCATTCTTAATATTGATCTCGTAGTCGTCGATCAGGATTGTGTCACAGGGCTTGAAAATTCCCTGATCCCAAATCCAGTTCAGGTTTTTCTGGATCTTCTTCGCAGGATTTGCGTGTGCTTGTGCCTGTTCATCATCTTCATCACACCAGACGTGTGTAATAAATCCCTCACCCATCCTCTCCTCAATGATCTCCTTCACCCAATTTGCATAGTCGCGATCAGACAGTGTCCATAAATTCACGGTCTTTGCAAGCTTCTTCATCCACGCCATAAAATCCCACAGCTCGGGGCGCAGAACAAACCCCTGATAAAAATCATATTTCTTCTTCTCCTCTTCAGGGAGTTCCTTCCAAGGGGCATCCTTGACCATGTACTCGAGTAAGGTGTTGTCGATGTCTAGAATGATATTCAACTTGCCGTTCATTAAAAAATAACGTGATTTTATTAAAATGGGTTGGGATCCTCGCACTTGGTTTTCATCTACTCCTGCTACCCCTGAGCCTGTGAGTTCAGTACCTGCACCGACACCCGCATATGGCGCTCGTCGTCGCAAGACCTACCGTGGTCGCAAGGGCTCTAAGCGCTACCAGGCTAGGCGGGCCCGAACCGGAAGGAAGTCCATCCGGTAGGTGGATGCTTTCCATAAACAGTCTCCATACGCTTCTTTAGTTCGGCGGGAGACCCCTTAAATATTTCATTATTTTGCTTCCATTCCTTCAACTGTCGGTTCATCTGACCTGTGGTCACATTCTCAGGCTCAACTCCAGGTTGGAGTGGATGAACAAACTCACGGATGAAACGGGCGATCACGTCCGACTCCTCCTGATATTCATTGGTGTATTCCATCACCTTTGTAGGTGGCACGATCTTACGCCAGCCGTTACCCTCCTTATATACCGCGATCAGGTAAGACAGAAAGCACGTTGCCCACTCAGTGCTTACCATCTTTGCCACGAGCGACTCATCAATCGGCTTCTCGTTTGGGAGCTTCGGGTCAGCCACGAACTTGCTCGTAAAGCCCACAACACAGAGACGGCGCCATGTACCTCCGTCAGTAGCATTGATCTTCGGCTTCTCATTGCAGGCCAGATGGAACCTAGCCTGGATGTCGAAGTCAATCATCTGCTTCGAGCCCTGGTACAGATCACGGCATGTGATCTTCTCGCAAGAAGCCAGCTCCTTCATCAGACCTGTGTTCAGGGGCACCTCCTCGTCAGGCTCCTGCATGGTCACGAAACGGCGACCCTTCATACGGACCAGCTCGGGCGCAGCTGCTGCAGACTTGTTGCGTCCCTGAGTCAGCAGTGAGATCGGGGCCTTGCACGTGTAATCTCCCATCGCAGTAGACATCAGGTTCATCAACATAGACTTGCCGTTGGATCCAGAGCCAGTCAGGATGTGGAACTTCTGAGCCTCGTTTCCGCCAGACAGGCACGTGCTCAGGTGATGTACAAAGTAGTTGCGAACGGTCTGATCTGGAAGAACCTCGCGCATGAACTTGTCAATCTCTGACCAGCACTCGAAGGCCGTGTGAGGCTTGTTCGGGTCATAATCGAGCTTCGTGGAGAAGCTGATGTAATCCTCCGGCTGTCCCTGGCGGAACTCCATCGTCATCGTGTCAAACACACCATTGTTGAAACCGATCAGGTTCTTGTTCTCATCCAGCTTGTTCGCAAAGGTCTCGTCCAAGAAGAGCTCACGGCACTCCTTCATCACGTCAGACTTGAAGTTCGTCTTCTTGAGCTTCAGTCGCATATTAGAGAACGACTTCTTACGGCTCTCTGCATTACAGACAGGGCACTCGGGGTCGGGTTGCTTGTGCTCACACGTTCCCAGGTTTCGGATGGTGACAAACTCAGCCATCTCCTTCTCAAGGTAGATCTTGGAGACATCCTGTGACAGACGGCACCTCAGAGCAATTCCTCCGTCGGTCTCGCGCCATCCGTTGCCAACAAACTGGTACCAGCAGTTAGTTCCATAACGAGCGCACTTGAACTCGTCTCCAAACATTGCAGAGACTACGTGGGCCACATCATTCTCTGTAGCTGTTAGCGCCGATTCCTCGATTAGGCGATCAATATTCAGCTTCTCGGCCTCAAGAAACCCAGTAAGGTTGTCCGTTCGCGACCAGTTACGCAGGGAATTGACACTCAGTTTCGGACCGTCCGTTCGGAACCCAAATGAGTTCCACTTGTTCAGGGCCTCTCGCTGATTATACGTGTCGCCAATCTTAGAGCTGAAGTCAAACCAGAGGTCAACCAGATCTGGGTGGATGTTCTTCAGGCACTGTCCGACATTGATCCAGTCAGGATACGAGGTGTAGCGGAATTCTGCAAGGTTGTTCATATGGCTCTCATAGTACTTCAGCATCGCTTCAGTCAGAGGAGGAACATAGTTGCGACCAGGAGAGCTTCCGCGAGACGGGGCTTCTTCACCACGAGTAGCCTGACGACCACGACCCGCAGATGTAGCACGGCCACCGGAGATCCGAACAACCTCACGCTCAGCCTGAACATGAATGTTCTGCTGGCCAAACTCGGTCATAGGAGACTCATCGCTCGACGGAGAGCGGACCGACAATAGCTTCATCAGATCCGGCGTGATCGGAACGGGCACATAGTCTTCCGTGCTAACCTCACCAGTCTCGTAGTCCCAGTCCACGATGTAGCGGATCTGATAGGGCATGCCGTCCTTCTTCTTCGACCCAAGAATGGTCCAGTTATTCGTATGTGTCAATGGCTGCTTATCATAGACATCATCCCACGTTCCGCGAAACTCAAGTCCCTCAAAACACTCCTCCATCTTACGTTGGTGTAGAATAGACCTACGTGTAGCCTGTTCAACACCGGCGCGAGTCTTTAGAGCCGGGACTTGAATATGAACACCAGAACTAGAGATCTTCTTTACCTGATCAAAAGTTGGGCTGTCTTTCTCAAGAACATAAATTTCAACATTCTCATTGATGACAAGATACTTCTTGATCTCTGCCATGTAGATCTGAATGAATTTGAGAATCTGATCCTGAGTGTGCTTATGTTCATCAACTCGTCCGTCAAACTTAATATCAAGATCAATACGGAGCTGACCTACTACGGTATTCTTCTCAGTGAGATATCTAGGAACTGAATTCTTTAGATCTGCACAATAGAGTTTTCGAAACTCATCCATGTGATCTTCGGGTACATTCCACTTTTCTCTGTTGTCAAATGACCACAGATTGAATGGACTTTTGTCTGTTACTTTAAATCCCGCCTTCTTTGTATCGCTAGCGGAATCTGGGTCACCATTTAAGAAAAGGTCAAGTTTTGTAAGTGGCATCTTGTGATAAATAGGGCCGATTAGTTTGTGGCAAACTTTCCATTTTGAACGCGGAGCCACCTTATAAAAAATGGAAGTCCTTAAAGACAAGGAGACCTAACTACACAATGAAGTTCTGTACCCAATGCGATAATATGATGTACAGCATCGAAGAGCGAGATGGGTCAGCCTTTCTCAAGTGCCGACAGTGTCCTTACGAGGAGCAGATTACCAGGGACACGCCCGTGGTGTACGATCACGATCTACTGCAAGATACCTCAATTCAGTACTCAATTAACCCGTATCTTAAGCACGATCCGACACTGCCTCGGTTCGCGAACATGAAGTGTCCGAACATTACGTGCCCTACCAAGGGTAAGGAGTCCAACATTGTAGGCATCAAGTTAGATGCCAAAAATGTTGTTTGGATGTATCAGTGTGCAGTGTGTGATGCTACCTGGAAGCAGTCGGCACGTGGTCCTTAGGACCACTTTGGGACGCGTCCTTAACCAGTCACCTTTGTATCAATACGAGCCAGTTGAGGTGTTGGAGCATATACACCCGGCCATTTAGCAGCGGTCAGAGGAAGACCACCCAACTGCTGAGTCTTTCCGGAACTCAATGTTCCAGAGCGACTTGTAGTAGACAAATTTTTGGGATTATTCACATATCCGACTCCAACGAAAGGGCGAACACGTTGCACAACACCATTAACGGCCCTCACAGTTGCTTTGCCCGGTGTTATAATTGCAGCGGCCTGGCTCGCAAGTAGTTGGGCGTTCAGGATCGACTGCGTAGGGACGACCTGATCGCTTGTCTGAATCTTCGTTGGGATCGCGCCATTGCGATACGACTGGGAGGCCGCCTGGATCTTAATAAAGTTCGTATAGTCGGACGCCGATAGAGTAGGCATTTGTGATTACTTGAGGAAAATACGCCCACCAGCAAATGCAGGCGACTTCCATGCAGGAACAGCAAGGACACTTCCACGTCCAAAGAACTCTGCCTTAGCAATAGGTCCAATGTCGTATTTCACGGGTGCCACGAATGTCCGTGACTTTTTCTCCGGATCTGTCACATATGTTGCAGCAACACGTGCAAGGCGCGTAATATCTGAAGGTTGAGCAGGTAGGACAGGCATTTAGTTAAAACGGATAAAAGAACTTCAACACAAGAGTAAGTATGGATCTCCACCCCGAAGTCAAGCCTGTGTTTCGAAAGGAGGTAGCAGAGATGGTCAAGCAACCGAGGATTACACAGCCGTTCTTTACAAAGTATGAGTACACCGCCCTGATTGCTACACGCGCTCAACAGCTTGCAGAGGGTGCAAAGCCGTTAGTGGATCTCAAGGGACTCAAGACATCCGACCCCATGTTTCTATGGACGGTTGCCAAGATGGAAATTGCGCAGAGGAAGTTACCCTATATTATTCGTCGCCAGCTCCCTAATAATACCTCGGAGTTTTGGAGTGTACAAGAAATGGAGATTATGTGGTAAAATGGAAATGACTTTCCATAATAAATAGATAGTACACAAAAATGTCAGCAGTTCAGGATACAATTAAGGTTGCCAGGGATATGACTAAGAGTTTAGAGGATATGACTAAGGGTATCCTCTTTCATCTCAACGAGGCAGAGATGCAGGATCAGAGAAGGATCGCTCGTGAGACCGGACCACTTCGCGATGAGATCCGCAGATTGCAGTATCAGGTTGATACATTGAAAGCTGAAAATGAGACTCTCCGTGCTACTCATCGAACTGTGAATACTCTCACTACTTTACGGCGATAGCTACCACGAGTGCTAGTAACATATAAATCAGTCCCTCATTCCACCCATGAGCGGGGCTAAAGAAAGGAGACCCAAACATATCAGCAAAACCTCCACCAACGGTGTGGAGTAACGCGATGGTCACAATCACGATCAGTAACCACTTTTTGAATGTGCTCATTACTTATTCGCCAGACAACTTCGCAAGGTCCTCGGCTGATGGAGGAAACAAGAGGAGGGGTGGAACTTCCTCAGGAGGATTCATCATCTGAGGCGGGTCATGCGTCAGAATCTTCATGGCCATAGACAGGTCGATGGATTCGCTCGGTGTAAAACGAGCATTGACCTTCGCAACATCAGAATCAATCTTCTGTTGAAGGCGGTTAGGAGTCACTGTAATATATGCAAACGCAACAATCACGGCAATCACAAGGGCTGCCAGGAGCCATTTCTTTGGGAACTTCATTGTTCTTCGGGTAGACAAGAAAAACGGAAGCGTGTTCCTCAAGATAAGAGGAGACACAATGGATTTTCCTATCCCCGTTCGATGCTACACATGTAATCTTCCTCTCGCAGGTAAATGGAAGGAGTTTCTTAGACTTGTTGCCAAATATCGCAAGGCTGATGGGCGTGCGGAAAATGATGATTTAGTATACCTTACGAGGACGACTACTGTCACTGCCGAGGGGAGGGCTATGAACGACCTTGGTCTTACTCGAGAGTGTTGTCGGCGACACCTCTTCACACACCCGGGCGTATAAACACTCCGAGCAGTACTTAGTCTTTGTTAGTTCAATACAAGTGCTCCAAGCACAATGAGAAATGTTCGGAATTCGAATCCGAAGTTTTACCCGCTCCATTTCTTTTTTACCTAAAGGATAAGAGTAAATGTCGTCTTATAGCGAATATCTTGGACGTATGAAACAGCGAATGGTAACGATCACGGATACACGTCCGCATCGTGATGCGGGACACCAAACTGAAATCGTCCGCCGTCTTGCCGCCTCTGGAAATCTTGAAACTCGTGTGGCAAACACTGCATGTGCTCTAGTTTTGAATGCACCCTCAACTCGTTCTGAAGCCGGATACTTACACGGAGGTGGTCATACAGTTCAGGATGCCCCGATGTATGCAGAATACACTGCAGGACAGGCAGTTGCACAGGGTGAAAAGAGATCTAATGCAAAGGCCTCGCAGATCACGAATACGATGCCGTGCCTGTCATCCTCTCAGCTTCCGGAACTCAACGATAAGCTTGCAGCAGATGCTGAATTGTCCAAGATCCAGGCAGCTCGTCAGACATATGGTAATGGATATTACAGTAACTGCTGTTTGACGTGTAAAAAGCCCCTTCTTGCTGGGTCTTGTAACTGTCGTCTGACGGCAGCACAAGCAGCAGGATTGAAGAGCACAATTAACTGGCCTCACACGGCTGATCGTAACGCTTAAACACTTTTATACAAAGGTAAGTATGTTGACAGTCTATACTTACAAAGTCCCCAAACCCTCTGGATGTTTTGATTTATCTATTCTTCCCCTCGATAAATGGATGGATACTGTATTGGATATCACCGCCCACCAAACAACAGGTGTTCTTTGGTTTGGGTACTTAGATGGGTGGATGTTGACTCCACATGAAGAAGTTGTATTGCGAAAAGCGATTCGACAATTTGACTGTATTTTAATTACACAATTCCCATTTTCACTGTCTCAGGCCTGGAAAAACGAAATCGATTGGGTCTACACAGTTGAACCCAATGGATCAGCCAACACTCACAACAATGGTCGTATTATACACGATGGGAGTTCGACTCAACACAGACACATTAGTTCAGGATCTCCCACTTACGGATTCAATCATCAAGATCGAAAAGCAGGGAGTTCTGAAGAGGGGATCGTCAAAGCGCGACCTCATAAAGCGAAGGGCAAAGACAACCCCACCTAAGCGCACAACAGGATTTGGACATAACTCAATTACAGTTGTCGTCATGTCAGACGGCAATGGCAAGTTTCCTCGCAAAGAGATTACTGTTAAAATCTTCCAGAACGGCGTGTTTCATATCACGGGCGTTCTAGACGAGTCCTATGACCGAGATGTGACTACGCGGTTGCGCGGACACATCCTGGAACATTGTCCTGGAGCCGTACTTTCAGGAGAGTGGTCGGACACCCGTCGTGTAGTGTTGATGAACTACAAGACAAAGCTGGTGGATACGAAGAACCTATCTCGTGATGCGCTTTATGCGTCATTACGTGGAAAGGGAGTTACAACAGTTTATGAACCAGCAGTCTATCCGGCAGTGAAGATCTACTTTCCCGAAACCAAATGGATTGCAAAGGTCTTTCGAACGGGTCAAATTATCTTGACTGGAATGACTACTCACGATGAATGCGCGTCATTAATGACAAAGTTAAAGCCACTGGTCGGAGTATAGATATGCCCCAAACAACTCGTGAATTGACTGAAGCCGAAGTGATCGCCGGATCCCGTGGAATCAATGATGAAGATCTTACCGCCACACAGCTCCAGGCACATGTTCGTAACATGGATGCCTCTAAGGATAAGTGGGCTCATTTGAAGGCAAATAAGGTTCAATATGAAGAGAAGCTTCAGGAGGAAAATAAGGTCCTCTATTTCAATTACCCCTCCCTTTTTCAGATGCATGCAGAGGATCGTCTTGATTCTACCTTTTTTGAGATGCTTGCATTGAAGCGTAAGATTGAGAAGGGAGAGATCACTCCTGAGCAAGCGACTCAGATTATCGGAACTAAGCTGTCTCAACGGTTTGTTCCTGAGTTGGCACAGGGGCAACCGCAGGCATCGACGATGTCATACTCTGAGTACTATAAGCAGACTCGCTAGAGTTCCAGACCTCATGGGCATCCGTGCTCTTATACACCAAGAAGAAGTACTTATAAAGTTGGTCCCAAGTGCAGTCTGACATTGCGTAGCACTTCATCCGACTCAACTTCAAACCATCTAGGATCCCACATAGATCCTCCTTTGACATACTATTCTCCAATACCAAGAAGTCATTCTCAGGGTTTTCATAGAGATGGTGAACCTCCTCTATGCATTCCATCAGACACTTGTATCCTAGAATACAGTACTGCTTTTTGTAATTAAGATTGATCAGTGCATTACAGTACTTGTTCGTGAAGTTCTCCCTCTTCCACATTGGCAGGGTCCACCATTTTTCAGTGGGCTCCTCAAATCCGCCCTTTTCAAGCATAACTTGATCAATCTTGAACTCTTTGTAAGCCTGTGGAACGATATGATGAGGCGTTAGGCGATTGATCTCTGAATTTCGGATCAGTGAAAAGTTATTCCACCCGTCGTTCATGTACTGAATATATGCAAGCTTATGCACTCGAGCCATCTTCGTCTTGACGGCTGTGCGAAGCAAGAGTTCAAGATCATCGCAAATAGGAAGGAACTCCGAGTAGTTTCCCATTTCATTTAGCGTTGAACGACGCCAGATCCGCGGGTGATTAGGGACACCGACAATATGAGATAGTGTATAGTTATTGATATTAGGTGTTGAGATCACATTCACCCATGTTCCTCTATACTTTTGGCAGTAGTATCCTCCATATCCAAGACCAAAATGATCACCATACGAGTGTGTATTGCCATTCTCATAGAGATGAGCTGTGTCCATATACACAAATCCAACCGCTGAATCATTATCAAATACCTTAGCTGCATCTGCAAGGCAGTCTACAAGGATCTCATCATCATGATCCAGTTCCAGAATATACTTACCCCTACACATTGAAGCCGCCTCATTTTTCACATTTCCAATATTGCCACTGTTTTCTGCTCGACGGTAAAGGCGAATGCGAGGATCCTTCTTTGCAAGTGTCCGTAAGAACTCAAAGTGCTTATCATCTGGAGAATCATCCACAACTACCCATTCCCAATCTTTAAGAGACTGTGCCTTTAGGCTGTTATATGGGCGATAGAACTTATCATAGGAGTTGTAGCAAGTGGTGAATACTGAAAAAATAGGACGTGTCATTTGCTGAGGGAGCAAACAGTTGTGAATGTAGCAATAGTTGACACCACGATTAAAGGCGTCAATGTCTTTGATGTTATCAGAAAAGTGAAGCCACCTCAAGCGCATGCGATTTACTAAAAGTCCCATTCGTCCATAGTACTCTGTTTCTGACTTCCCGTAGGTGACGATAAGGTGATAATTCACATCAAAAAGTTTGAGAACATCTTCTGGATTGGATGTTGGATTAATCGTACAATTAAGTTTCTCTTCATTCGCTGAAAGAAACGTGTCAATTGAACTATACTCTTCGTCTCGGAAGAAGAGAATGTTTGGATATTTCATTATTCTATTCCATTTCTTTACTGCGTAAGTTCTGTCCGCAACTCCATAAGCATCTTTCCCAATACGTTCTTACCCGGCCACTTGGATGGATCATTTGCTTTGGTTGTATCTGCAGAGGTTCCGATACCCCAGTACTTATCACGAGCAGACGCCTCGCCAATCGGTCGCTTTCCAGTCTCCAACAACTTCGTCTTGAGATCTGGGTGCTGGATGAACTTAGCCTTGATTGCCATGCGCATAATACCGTCCTTGGTCTTGTCCCACTCCTCTTTGACAAAGTCCTTGACCTTCTTACCAAGCGCCTTGACTGCCTTAGGTGAAGGTGTCTTCAGAATCTTGTCAGCAATGGCTCCATCGCCAAACTGCTTAGCCTTCGCCCACTGAAAGTAGTGCTCAACTGTTGGGAATGTGATGGAGTCAATCTGGAAGGGGGCCTCATACATATTGGAAAGTGCACGCCATTCACCCTTACCCTCATCAGCTCCGAAGAATAAGACGGGCTGGGCGCCGGGTTCAGCAACCTTCTTGATGATCTTCTTTTTGGGAAGTGCCTTAGCTTCAGATGGCTTCTCCTGCTCTGAGCGCTCATCCTTCACCTCGGGTTCAGGTGGAGCAACTGGAATGGTTGCCTCTTGCTTCTCAGTCTCCTTGGGCTTCTTCTGCTCCTTGGACTTCTCAAATACAAAGCTTCGGTGAAGGAAGCTAAAT